AACTAATTCTAAATTTAGACTTAAATTCTTTTAGGTTCTTTTTATTAGAGTTTGTTTAAGACACGGACGTATTTTAACAATAGCACCCCGTGCCGCCGGCAAGAGTTTTATTTGTATATTGGCCATGTACTTAATTTGTATATTTAGGCCGCACAGCCACGTTTTTGACTGTGCTCCTGGTAAGGAGTAGTCAGCAAAAATTGCTTAGGCTAAGATTAAACAGTTATGGACATTATTACCACTTCTTAAAGAAGAAATCATTGGAGAAGGTAATATGGGTACGGGATATATGTCTCTCACTTTTAGAAATGGATCTGTTATGGATATCTTAACGCCATTAGCTTCCACACGTGGTAATCGTGCCACCGCAGGAATTATTGATGAGTACCGTGATCACAAGGCGGACGATATTTCGTCCATCATCTTGCCGTTGCTTAATGTAGATCGACCAATGGAAAACTAGGCAATCAATCCTTATGAACCTTAGCAAGTTCAAATGTGGATTTCATCTGCTTCAGATAAAAATACTTTTGCTTATGATAAAACAATTGAAATGATGGAACTTGCTATTATAAATCCTCACAATACATTTATTTGGGGCTTTGATTATTAGATTCCGATTAAAGCGGGTCTTTTATCATAGGATTACCTAAATGAAATGAAGATGGCCTCTACATTCTCAGAATCAGGGTTTGCAAAAGAATATATGAGTCGTTTCGTAGGAAGTTCAAGTGACGCTTGGTTTGATTATGAAAAATTTTTGTAGCATAGAAAATTAGTAAATCCAGAAACGCACGAAATTATTAGAGAAGGTATTGAAAGTTATTACTTAATTTCAGTGGATATAGGAAGAAGGAGTTGCCAGTCGGTAGCCACTGTTTTAAAAGTTTTTCCAAATTTAGATAAATATCATTGCAATTTAGTTAATTTATTTGTTTTAGGTAAAACAGAAGACGAAAAAGTTTTTGATTATTAGGTCGTAGAATTGAAACGATTAATTAAAGAATTTCGTCCAAAAGAAGTTGTTATAGATATCAATGGTATTGGTATTAATTTTGGTGATGCTATGATTAAGCCTACTTTAGATCCGTTAACAGGTGAGATATTACCTGCTTATGGTTTCTTTAATCGTGAGGAATATGAAGAAATTCAACCTCGAAATGCAATTAAAATTCTTTATGGAATTAAAGCAACATCAACCATTAATAGTGATATGCATGCGGCAATTTATTCAGCAGTTTATTCTGGTTCGATTAATTTTTTAATTTCTGAGAAGAAAGCAAAAGATAAATTAATGGCCACTAAAGTTGGTCGAAAAATGACCCCAGAGAAACGAAATGAGCGTTTAATGCCTCACGAGCTAACTTCAATTTTAATTAATGAGATAATGAATTTAAAAACTAAACCAACTGGTGTTGAAAATAAAATTGCGATTGAGCCAATTAATAAAAGAATGACTCACGATAAGTTTTCTGCTTTAGAAATGGGTATTTATAGAATGTTCTTAATTGAACAAGAAGAAATGTCTCATAGACGTAATCGTGGGTTGGGAGGCAGAAGACTAACATTTTTTAGAAGCGGAGGTGGAAGATAATTGACTATAGACGAATTAAAATCTTTGGATGATGCTATTAAAAATAGGTCTGAAACAGATAAGCGTTTTATTGAATTTAAAAGGATGTTTTCTGGTATGGTAGCCACCTCTAAAGATGCTTATAAAAAATCTGACGCAAAATTTGTTAATAAAAGAAATAGAGTTTACACTAGAGAAGAAATTGATAGAATTATTGTCAGCGGAGACCCGATACAAAGAGCATAGTTATCAGAATATTTTTTTGCAGTTAGTGGTCTTTATAAAAGAATTATAATTCATTATGCAACTTTTTTGACTTATTCTTGGATTTGTGTTCCTTATTTAAAAAAGAGAACTTATGAAATCACTGAAAAGAAGAATGCTGAGACTTATTATAAGGCTACAGATTTTTTAACAACTTTTTAGGTTGAAAGAAAATGTGCTTTATTTGCCAAAGAAGTCTTAGTTAAAGGTGCATATTATGGCCTCATTCATGATGAAGGGGAAAAGATTGTAATTCAAGATTTGCCTTTTGATTATTGTCGTAGTCGTTTTAAAAATGGATAGGATATTGATATTGTTGAATTTAATATGAAGTTTTTTGACGATGAAATAAGAGATGAAAATTTGCGAAAAGAAATTTTAAAAACTTATCCTAAAGTAATACAAAAAGGCTATCACAATTGGAAATATAAGGACGGACCTAAATGGATTTTCTTGCCAGCTGAAATGGGTATATATTTTTCTTATTTTGAAGAGCGTCCCTTTTTTTTGGATTTAATTCCTTTACTAGATGATTTGGAAGACTATAAAATTTTAGATAAAGAGAGAACAAAGTAGGCTTTGAAGAGAATTTTAGTTTAGCAAGTTGCTTTAGATGGTAATAAACTTGTATTCGAACCAAATGAGGCTGAAGAAATGCATGAGGGTGTCGTTGATATGTTAGCAAATAACCCTGATGTAGATGTTATTACTACTTATAATAAAGTTGATTTATTGGATTTAAGTAGTGATGACGATGAAAAAACTGAAATAAAAGATATGCAAGATTTAATCTATGAATCAGCGGGTATTTCGAAAGAATTCTTTTTCCCAACTACAGAGGCGGGACTCGCTTATTCTGCTAATAATGACTTAGCAATGATGATGATTCTAGGTCAAAGATTTGCGCATTTCTTTACTGCTCTTCTAAATTATAAGTTTGAGAACAAAAAGATTAGATTTAAATTAATCATTTTGCCTTTAAGTTATTATAACAGTGCAGACTACACTTCTCGCGCGAGAGAGT